AGTCACCTAGACAGGCTGAAGCATTGGGGGGATTGGGGCAGGTGGGCATTGGGGCAGGTGGGCATTGGGGCATTGGGGCAGGTGGGGTCTAGTTCTGGCTGGTCAGAAACTTTCTAAAAAAAGTTTTGCAAAAGACTTGACAAAGTGCAGGAAGGTTGGTAGGGTTGTACTTATCAAGCAATACCGCTTGACAGAAACGACGAAGGAGTTCACCGCATGTCCGCATACAAGACCTACTCAATCGCAATCACCGCAGGAGGGGTGCAGTACCACTTCCATGTGGACAGCATCAACAAGGTGCGAGAGTTGTTCGCAGGTTCTCACAGCATCACCGCATTCGTGGTGTACGAGCAGACTGACCGCATCAACGAGCGTCCCATCATTCGCCTCATGTCAGAGGCTGAGGTCAATGACATCATCTGGGGACGCACCGCAAAGGTTCAGGTTTTGCAGTCCGCAGTTGCCTAACTTCCCCCGACTGAGCGAAGCCCTCACCCTCACAGGGTGGGGGCTTTTCTCATGTCACCGCATCGTTACCAAGTCGTGACGAACAAGACACACCGCAGACTTGACAAAGTGCAGGAAGGTTGGTAAGGTGGGAACTACCCAACAGGGACACAGAGACACAACACAAGGAGAGACACCGCATGAAGAAGGCACTAAGAGTCACCACCAAGGGTGACATCACAGAGATTGACCTAAGCAGGGACAGCCTCACAGCACTACAGGAAGGCGTGGGAGGTTGGGTGCAGGCGATTGACCTCACCACCACCATGACCATGTGGTGCAACGAGGAAGGCAAACTTGAGGGTCTACCGCACAACCCATTCGCACAGGCGATGTGGGACAAGGCATTTGGCGCAGGTACTGACTACATCGTTGGAGATGTGGTGTTCACAGGTACACCAGACGATGAGGGCTACACCCAATCAGTCACCGCAGAGGACGAGCAAGTCATCCGTGCGATGGTTGCCAAGACTCACACAGTTGTAGGACCAGCGTTCGCAGTGTTGGACTGGAACTAATCAACAGCGCAGAGACAACAAGAGCCCCCGCCAAGTGCGGGGGTTTCTTGTTGCCAGGAAGCCAGGGAAGCAGCTCGATGAGGAGCAGCTCCGTAGGTAAAAATCTTGAGCAGCCAGCTCCTGGCAGCTACAATCGCATCGAGAAAGGAACAACATGGACATCAAGACGACGAGAGAACAAGGCATTGGTGCTGGTTTCCAAGTCATAAAACCGCACGATGGTTTCCGCCAGAACAATCAGTTGTGGTTCGGGAAGTGCTCAGAGTGTGGGCAGACAGTCACCAACAGCAGTCTCAATGGCATCTGGGAGCACACGGTCTACACCCGCAAGGAGTTTTGGAGCCGAGAGAAGTACGAGAAGGGCATCTGGAACTCATCAACATCACACCAAGTCGCCTACTGCCCAACAGCAGAGGGACGACACGCCGAGTGCGAAATAGTTGTCAAAGTTGCTTGACAAAGTGCAGGAAGGTGTGTAACCTTGGAGTATCAAGTCAAACGGCGAAAGGAACAGCCAAATGAGTAACTACCCTCCAGGAGTCACAGGACGCGAGTATGAAATCGCAGGGCCTGATGCAGAGTGGACTGAGACTAAAACAGTCCATTGCCAATGGGAAGACTGCCCTCGCTTTGAGGAAGAGGTAGAGGTAGAACTTGACCTTCAGTCCTACCGAGGAGAGTGGTGGGGAACATACACCTGCCCCACTTGCGACAAAGACTCAGACTTTGACGGAAACCTTGAGGACATGCGTGACTACGACGCCGAGTACGACGCATGGCGTGAAGACAGAGACTTCTAGACCAAACCCACCCGACAGAGAAAGCCCCCTAGGTAAAACCTAGAGGGGCTTTTTCTTTTCTGGTTACTGCTTTGACCGAGTTGTTCGCTTCTCAGCAGAGGAGAACACCTCATCAATCTCAGCGTATGTGAGGTTGCCATCCTTCAGATAAGCACGACTCAGACCTTCGAGCACCGTGGCAACGCCACCAATCCCTGCCATCAATGCTGCTTGCCAAATCTCAACGCCCACGAGTGCGCCCGCACCAATGACGGACAGGGCGGAAACAGCAAACATCGCAAAGATTCGACCAAGAACTGCTTTTGCTTTTTGTGTTTTGATTACGCTCACTTGAGCACCTTCCGCATGTAAGCGGGGGCTAAATACAACAACGCCCCGCACTTCTCATTATAGAGAACGTGCAGGGCGGTGTTGCTTGTGTAGCAGCGTGCTACGGAACGATTTTGATGGTGGTTCGGTCGAACAGAGCCTCAATGACAGCCTGGTCGTTGCAGCGAACTGATTCGACGTTGCTGGCCTCCTGGAAAGCACAAAGTGCCTTGCAAGTGCCATCACCAATGTCGCCTCGCTTGTCTTCGCCTGCTTCGTAGTGGCCCATCTCAATAAGACGAACCTGAACTGCCGCAACAGACGCAGAGTTACGAGCGTGGCTAGCAAAGTCAATGGCTGCCATCGAAACAACCGTGCTGCTTGGCAGCTTGGTCTTCGGCGCAGAGCCCGAAGTTTTTACCTTCTTCGCAGCTGCAGGAGCTGCCTCAACAGCTGGTTCCTCGACTGCTTCTGGTTCTGGCTCTACAACGACTGACTCAACAGGACGCTCATGGATAGTTCCGTCCTGAACGAAACCATCTTCATCTCCATCTACCGCGTCGGCCTTGAATTCGGCGTCACGCTTGTAGTTGTCACCCATGTGTTACTCACTTCCTCTGGGAACTGGGTCAGCCAATAGGGATAGTCACCAACCCGACATCCATTATAACCACTTGGGCCAACACACCATGGGCCGAAATTGGTGCCCTCAGACGACATCTGGTAAGCGATAACCGCATTGGTAACTGGGTCAAACAGTTCGTCGTACTCATCAAGACCGTACAGTTCTGCTCGGTGGCGTCCCAGATAGCCAATCATGTTGATTTGGAACAGCCCGTATGAGGAGTCACCTGTATCTAAGTTGCCATTGAAGGCAAGAGGCTTTCCACGGGACTCACGCATAGCAATTGCCCACGCAGAGCGAAGGGCGTCCCCCTGGAAGCCAACAAGTTCCAGGAGTTCACGCAGTTCGCCTGGTTCAAGGATTTCCTGGCGATTCGAGTACGCCTGGAGAAGTTGTTCCCTTGTTGGAACGGCGGTGGTGCTGGTGGTGCTGGTGGTGGAGGAAGTGGAGGTGGGGGCGGAGTTTTCTCTTCGATGCAGCTCCCGCAGCACAGCTGCGTCGATGTCGAAGCTGAGAGCTGAGATTTTTACCTCATCTTCTTCCTGGAGCTGCCTCTCGACAGAAGTGCTCACTAAAACATCAACGAGGTCTGCTGCATTGGTTCCGCTTGTGTAAACGGCACCCAATGCGACAGACCCCGCGCTTAGAACAATGGCAATAAACGGTTTTAGAAGTGTAAGCAAAAGTCAATCCTTTGATAGGGGACAGGGGAGGTCAATTCGTCTCTAAGTACTTAGTGGTTAAAGTATACCAAATTGCAGGAAGTTTGGGGCCTAAACCCCAAAACCCTTCCTGCAAATGGGGCCTAACCGCAGAGCACGAGATGTCTCGTCGGTCAAATCGGCCCCACACTTGCCACAGCATTGGTAGATGTCGGCAAAGATGCTGGTGTATCTGTATGCATCCTTCTTGATGATGCGTGCGAACACAAGTGCGTCCTCAACAGGCATCATGCTTCGTGAAAACGAGCCAGGTGCTCCGTGCAACTGCTTGAAGTACAACTTTCCTCGGTACTTCTTCAGTTCACAGAAGATGTGGTCGTTATTGATGGGCTTCTTCAGCAAATCCATCATCACTTCTTCTGCAGGGATGGCGTACTTCGCTTCGGGGAACTGCTCCATCTCGTTCATCAGTTCAGCAAACAACTTCTGACGCTCAGACATCTGCTCCGCAGGCATGTCACGGACATCTGTCTTCTTGATAGGGAACTTCAGCATGACATCAATCAAAGTTGATGCTTCTTTTACCCTCAACCAATTGCGCTTAGCCGCATAGTCCTCACGCATCTGCTGGGAGACTGCTCGCTTCTCAACGAGGTCATCCAGATAGTTCAGTTGGCGTTCGGTAGCAAACGGCTGGGTTGATTGCAGATTTGTTGTCACTTTGTCCTCCATCACTTGGTACTCCTAACCTACCTGCATTGTGCAGGAAAGTCAAGTCATCTCCCCCGTAAAGACGGGTACTCGTCCCACAGTTCCTGGGTGTCGTCATACGACCACTTGTTCCCCTGGGTGGGTGCGGTGTAGCCCTCCTCCAGTTGCAGCATCGTGCTCCAAACCTGGTGCAGAGGATGTGCGAAGTCGTGCCCACGGGTCTTCGTCACCTGTGATTTGTAGTTGGTGTACTGCATCTTCTCGATGAGGCTCAACGTCCAATCCGCATACTGCTGTCGAGTAACGATGACTCGATGTGGGTAGTCGGTGTAACGCTTGGGGTACACCATTTTTACCTTGGCGAACTTCATCAGCGGCTCCAAGCTCTTCTTGTCACGAGCTCGAACCACGATGTTGTTCTTGTTCGTTGGGTCTACGACCGCACTTACGAACCCTGTTTCGCTGAACAACCACATAAGTTGTCCTCCTTACTTCATTTCTCTTGATGCCAGAGTTGCTGATGCAACCGAGGCAAGTCCAAAGGCAATCACCAAGTCGGTGTTACCCCAAAAGGCAAGGACAATGCTGGTCACCGCAAACGCAGCTGCGAAGACAGCAGTCCACACCAAGTCCTTCAATGCAATTCTGAACTTCTTCATCGCATCTCCTCTTTCTTGTCAGGACGAGTTCTACCAACCAAGCGTGCGCTTGGGTCACGGAACTCAACTCCCTTGGCCCAAATGGCCTTGCGAGCAGTCCTGTAAGCGATGTTCAACTCAGATGCAACCGCATCGACTGACATCCCTTTCGTGTACATCTCTGCGGCCTGGTCGGCAAGCCTGTCGTACTTCATTTTTTACCTTTCGTCTTCTTCGTATGGACGTTGCTTTGCGTTTGCGGCAACAGCAGCGATGTCCTCTTCACTCGCTCCATGCTCTCGCATCCAATCAACAACATCTCCTTCACCTGTCTCGTTTGAGACATGTCTTCCTTCGTCCCATGTAAATGGGGAAGTCATTCCTGTTGGGTACACAAACAAGTGGTATTGATTTGCCGTGTCCACCAACTTGCTCTCAGGTGGGAACACCTCAATGCCTTCTCGTTCAGGGCCCACAAGTTCGTTCTTGATGCGTTGGAAGTGACGCCAATCTCTTGACGCCTTCCTGTCCAGCCTTCGGATGCTCAGGTGGATGGGGCCATCTTCAGTCCCCTGAATCAACCACTTGAACACAACATAGAGGTGGTTCATCCACATCGTCTCGTGCTCTCGCAAACCAAAGAACTCACCGTTCTCGTCGGCTGGCTTCCCATCACGGTAGGGAACGCAGGACTTGAACGGTTGCCAGACAACTCTGGTTTGCTTACGCTTCTTCGTCATTTTTACCTTCCTCAGCTGGTATTGGTCTTCCGTTTTCATCAAGAACCATGTTCCATCTCCGCAAGTCTGCGCTTGAGAACAAGATGCCCGCACAGAACCTGCACACCTTGTGGTGTTCTGGCGAGGTTTGCCCAGACCAGAACCGAGTGTTGCACTCCCGCATAACGAGACATGTGAACTCTTCGTTGTTCAGGGTGACTTCGGAGTTCTTTACTTTCATGGGTTGTTCATGCGCTCCACTATGCACTCGGTGATGTCTCCCCAGCAGTAACCATCGCCAACCCACCAAAGGTTGGTAGCGACCTGCCAGATGATTGTCAGAGTGAACACCGCAAGCAGGGTGAACACCACAGCACGCCTACGGCGGTACTTCGGTGCCTTGTTCCACTTAGAAGTGTCAATGAATAGAAGGCTGTCTTCTCTCATCTTTCTGTCCTTTCGTCGTTTGTGGGTGTTGCTTGTGTTACTAAGGTTACCAGACCTTCCTGCAAAATGCAAGTAGGTCTACGACTGAGCCTTTCGGCGTGTCACAGCCATTTGGTAGCGAGCCTGACGCTGAAGGCGCACCTGCTTGCGGTTCATGCGAGCAAGTTCCTTCTCGGCAAGCCAGCCCAGAAGGATGATGGGGCTGAACAGCACCCACAAAGCCCATTGAGCCAACTTTATGGTTCCCCAGAAAGCCATCGCTCCAACTACGACACCATCCTCAAAGTTCTGCAACTTCTCGGAGTTCTTGTCGCGAGCAACACGCATAACGCGCTTGCCCATCGTGTAGGTAATGCTGTCGGGTAGTCCCTTTGGCATTGTCTTTCCTTTCCTTTCGTCGTTGAGACCAGCATACAGGAAGTGCAGGAAGATGTCAAGTCCTTCTTGCAAAAAGTTTTCAGACCTGCTTATGATGTGCAACTGCCCTCACACAGGGGGCTGATTACATTATGGAGATAGCGAAGGGTCGGCACAGACTTGGGCTGGGTGTCCTGTGCGTCTAGACGGCTCGCCATGGTAGGTCAGGGGGTTGAGCCTCTGGCTGACGGCAAAGAGACTTGCCTCACCTGAGCATGTGTCGAAACTGCTCACTCCCACTTCTGAACCAGCAGATTGACTGGCCCTGCTGAGTTCGAGTCAAGCTGACACGCAATCTCAACAGCTTCCTGGACAGCTTGCCGCGCAGCTGAGATGGTTCTTTTTTTACCTACCAGCGTCGAGTAGAGAGCTCCCAGGGCAAACTGCCCTCCAGTTCCGACGGCGTAAATCCCCTCAACATCTCGACACCAGTCGTAGTTTGAGCCAATGTCATAGACAACGCCCTGAACAACCGCAATCACATGCGAATCGTGTTCGCCCTTCTCTCCGTACTGGGCTTCGTCAAAGCACTTCTTCAGGGACGGCACAAACTTCTGGGAGATAAAAGCATCAAGTTCTTCCTCATCTGCATCAACAGGAGGGGTGGGAGCCTTCAGCACATGACCGAGCAAGTTGATTGCCCGCATGTCGCCTGCTGCGCCAAGCATGTACGAACCATTAGAGACCACCTTCCCTGAGTTTTTGGGAAGTGTGTAGACGCGAGAGTCGTCTGTGACTCTAGAGTCATAGCCCACAACAGCCCATCCATTTCCCTGGACGGCAGCAATCGTCGTCATCGACACTCACCTCCTCAAGATTTTTAGATGTCGAGCAGCTCTCGATGCGGCAGCTGCACGAGTTTTTTACCTATCCCAGAGCTGCTCTCGAAGTTCTTCGTAAGCGGCGGGAGAACCATCAACTGCGATGTTTTCCTCCTCAATCAATGAGTCAAGAAGAAGAACTGCTGTGCAGCCTTCTTCCTCGAACTGAATGACCAACTTGGTTTTTCCATCTTCCGCATCATCAACGATGGCGGCAACAAAAGGAGAGCCCGCCTTGTTGGGGTGGATAGCCCTGTCAATGATGTCTAGGTTCATACCTCAACTTTACTCCAGCAACCCGAATGTGAGTAGGAGGCTCAATAACCCCTCCCCCTGTAGGGAGACCAGGAGAAGGGGCGGTGGCGGTAGCAAGCCACCTCATCGCTAGGCGGCGAGATGCTCTCAAGCCAGCCAGCGGCATCTCTAGGATAACTCGGGATTTTTACCGTGATTTGCTCCTGGAGACCAGAAAGCCCCCGCATCTCTGCGAGGGCTTCTGGGCTAGGAGGCGTTTTATGACTGCAGTTACTCTTCGACGATGCCGATGCTGACCGTAGCAGCATCTTCAACGTCCCACCCATAATGCTCCTTTAGGAGCACGGATGCAAGTCTTATTGCGAAGTCGTCGTCATCTTCGCCCTCTTCACGGAGTTCCTCGGACAACACGACCGTGCTCATCAGGCTGAAGTAGTCGCCTACGAACAGAACTGTCTTCGTCAGCTCGATTTCATCAACCGCATCCGACATTTTTACCTGTCCTCCCTCTCCGCCATCACGGCTTTGGCTTCTTCGACAAGGCTGTCGGCAGCCATGCTCTGGTCAAGACGTTCGGAGTTCTCCATCGCATCAACGACCGCACCCCACTCATCGTCTGTGAGTTCGGGAGACTTTTCTCCTACCCACATGTAACCATCAACAGTCTCCTTGTCCCAATACTCAACATAGAGTTCAGTCTCGGGTGTGTAGTTCTGTTGCAGTTGCTCAATCAGTTCTTTCACTTGCATCAGGCGTTACCAGCCTCTCGCAAGAACATGGAGATTTCCTCCTGCGACATGCCCTGCGCCTTGTGCAACCGCACCCACAGGTCGCCCGTGCGAGCCAGCATCTCCATCTTGGCAAACAACTTGTCCATGGAGTAATCCTTATGATTGTTGTGACGCTCAATGCGTTCCTCGGTGTACCGCATGAGCATCGCAACGCCCATCGTCAGGATTTCCGCATCTGTCTCGTCAATCTCTATCTGGAAGTTCATCTTGTGTCCTTTCGTCGTTTTGGATGAACAATGTCATCGTAACACTTTCCTGCATCTAAGTCAAGCATCTCCGCAAAGTTTTTCTGAAGTGTTTCTGCTTTTCGAGCCGAGCTCCTGGCGCGGCGACATCGCAACAACATTTTTACCCAACCAGCTCCTGGCGCAGCATCTCGACATCTCCGCATCTGACCCCAGACATGAAGAAAGCCCCCCACCTTTCGGTGAGGGGCAATCTCCGTGTGGGTCTTACTTGGCGACCAGAACCGAATACTCGGTGAGAGTCTGGCAGGCTTCGTAAGCCTCGGGGAACGCCTCGGCAAGAGCCTTAGTGTCCACTCCCTTGCGCTCACGGAGGCTCACCTCAACGGTGATTTCTCCATTTGCATTGACTCCGACCTCAGCGTCACCGAGAGCCTCACGGATGGAAGCCTCAAGTTCCTTCTTGGTCTTCTCAAGGTCACGGATTGCGTCACGAGTAGCGACGAACTGTGCCAGAGCGGAAAGCGTGTCGGCATCCAGAGTGGCTGCCTTGCGCTCGGTCACGACCTCAGTCACGACCTTGTTGATGATTGATGTTGCCATTTGGCTTCACCTTGTCTTTCTGTCTCTTCTCTCCGCACCCTTTGTGGGGAGAGGTTGGGGAGTCCTGCTCTCCAACAACTAGAACATTACAGCATCTCTCTGCACTTTGCAACTCCAAAATGCAGAAAGATTGTTACAGTTTGGTAACAGCCTCGAAAGCCTCGTTTTCAGGGGTTTCCAGCCCTCTTGGCTTGTGGGGGATGCTTCGGGGAGGGGTGGACGAGCAGAGTGGGGAACCCCACTCGTCCAACCACTCACCAGAGTTCAGGTTCTTCTCAACAGCCCATCCGCATCGGGCGCAGGTTGAGGAAGTCTTCACTTGGAAGCCCTCCGAGCATGGTCAATGTAATCAGCCATGCCCCAGAAGTCCTCCATCGCTTCTCGTGTTCCGCATGAGGAACAGATTTCTGTCTTGTTGTCGCGGCGTGATAGTGCGCCAGGGTAAGCCCCAGGGTTTGCGTTGTTGGGGATAAACCCACCGCAATCGGGACAGGTCTTCACGCTCTTTGGGTCAATGTAAGTCGAGCGTCGCTTCTTGGTTCCAAACATTTTTACCTTCCTTCGTACATGAGAGCTCCAGATGAGTTGCCTTCGTCATCTGACATCGGCACAAACCAGGAACCATCGGTGAACATAACAACGAAAGCAATCTCGCTTCCTTCGTACCATCCCATGTTCTCAATCTCGGATGAGGTCAAGGGTCGAATAGAGGCGATGGTCTTGCCAACCATCCACCCATACTCTCTCGTGATGTACCGCTTATTAGCGGCAATCTTCTCAGCCATTGTCGGCATCGGTTCTCCTCCAGCCATTAGGAACGCACGCCTCGCATGAAGCGTGACTGTTGTATCGGTGTGAGGCGACTTTCATCGCCCCACCGCATAACCAGCAGTTGATGTAGAGCCAAACTGTCTTAGCCATGCTCAACCATCCCAAACATTTCTGTCCAGCACTCGGGGTGAGTGCCTGACATGATTTGCTCACGCTGTGGTCGCTCCATCTCGGGAAACGCATCTTGGATAAGTGCGCCACTCTTGCGAGCGACGAGTCCCGACATCGGCACATCCATCTCGCCCTTGTATCCGCACCAAGTGCAGCGAGGGGTTTCGATGCGAGTCCAAATCTCTGGCATTGTTGTCATTAGGTGTCCTTCCGTAGTAGGTAGTTTCATCGTACTACCTTCCTGCACACAAGTCAAGCATCGGCGTGTCTCAGAAATGGAAGTCCACGACAACGAGGTACTGCATCTCAGGTGCGATAGCGAGTCGCTCACGGAAATACTTCAGGTCGGAAGTCCAAGTCTCCAAGTCGTAGACATGGGAGTCAGGAGTCCACTCGTTGTTTAGAGTCTCCGCAATCTTCTTCAGGTAATAGGGGTTCATGTCAAAGCCGCCCTTGTCAGGCAGGTAGCTGGCAATCGCAGCTTCGATGTCAAAGTTTTTTACCTGTTCCCACGCGGCAAGCATGGAGCTGACTCGGCTCTGAACCATGTCGTGGATTTTCTCTTCTGCGAGATGCTCGTCCTTGTCGTAGCACATGACATACCCGTACTTACCCAAGTAGTTCTCCCAGCGACCACCAATCTCGTGCCAATCAGACCACGAGGGTGTTGGGTTCTCCGCATACTCAATCGTGCTACGAACCTTGTCGAGTGCTTCTTCGTGTGACTCCGCCTCAACGAGGAGGATGTGTCCTGTATGCATCGGCTGTCCTTTCGTCGTTTTGCCTTGCCGCATCATCATAACATCAAACTGCAGGAAGGTCAAGCACTCCGTTCTCAATCTGATTTGCGTTTTCGCAGCAGTCGTCAAGCCAAGCCTTCGCGGCGTTGATTGCATCTGCGATTTCGTGTTCGACCGCATCAAGATGCTCGCCATACACATACAGGTCAAACCAGGGGTTCATGCCGAACTCTTCGACCAGCCGCGATAAATCAGCATCCGTTTTTACCCCGTATGACTCGAACTCGTCTCCAGAGCTGACCGTCTCGTATCGGTTCTCATCAGCAAGAACTCGTGCCCGCATCTCGCCGTCGCAGTAGATGTCTACCTGGAAGCCGTTCTTTTTTACCGTACACACCAACGAGCTCCCGCCTCCGTTGCAATAGAACGCGGCGTCCTGCTGCGTCAGCGCAAGTGGAAACCCAGCCGTCCACTCAACCGTGTAATCATCAAGCCCGTACATCTGCTCGAACAACTCTGCGTTTGTCATCGGTTTTACTCTTCGCATTTTTACCTACCTCCTCCCCCGTTCGACTTGCCGTTTTAGATTGGGGTGGGAGAGGGGTTCGTCTCGGGGGGATTGGAACCCCTCTCCCGTCCTCGCCTTGGAGGGGGACATGAGAAAGGAACGCTAACTCAAACCAAGGCGAGGAAGTCTTGTCGGTCACGCCACTCGGGAGCCTGCCTGCTCTAGCGCCTTCATGCACGCCTTGCCGATTTCCATTGACGCATCCGCAGGCTTCGTCGTGTTCGCCACGACCTGCACATTGTCGCCGTAGTGCTTGACCCAACGCCCGTCCTCAAACGGGAGCCAGAGAACTCCAACGCCTGCCTGCTTGCATCGGTGCATCCACTTGCGAGCGTTCTTCTGTTCCTCGCTTGTGTATTGACCATCGCTCACGACGACGAGCAAACGAGCGCCACGCCCGTTGAGCAAGTTGAGTCCACCATCAAGCGCCTGAAACGCCTTCTGAAACTTTTCGGTTCCATCAGTCGCTGCCCAGACCGCAACATTGTCAAGGTGTTGATTTGGCTTCAGAGTCGCAAAGACATCGTTGCCGTAGTAGACCATCGCTGTCTTGCCCTGCACTCGCTTGACTGCTTCGGACATGACCCACGCTGTGATTGCCATTGGCTCCATCGCACCACCCATTGAGCCTGAGATGTCCACCATGACTCCAACAGTCAGCGTCGGCTCGTCAGTCTGCTTGCGAACAGTCTTGCGCCAAGGCTCCACCTGAGTCACGACTCCACGCTCTTTGAGCGCCTTGCCCTGAACCAACGCACGAGTGCGAAGGCGACCTGGAGGTGTCACGCTCTTGACTTCGATTGCGTCACGCTCACGATACTTCGCACGCTCCAACATCTTTGCAATCTGAACTGCTGCGACTCGCTCGTCAGGCTTCGGCGTGCGAGTCTCCACGAGATACGACGAACTCCTGCCACCAGACTCAGTAGTTCCCTTTGAGAACACTTTCTGTGCAGTCTCTTCGTGCGCCTTCTTTTCATCAGACTCAGACTTCTTCTGCTCTACTTGCTCGTCCCACTCTTCCTGAGTCTCTTGGTCAGCGAGGTCGCCCATGACTCCAATGGAGACAGATGCCTTCGCCTCTTCCAGCGCCTCCATCATCTCCTTGACGAACTCTTCAGTCGCACCACTTGCGCCTTCGCCAGCCTCGCCAGACTCGGCAGACTCGCTCTTAGCGTCGCCCTTCTCTTCGGCAACTTCCTGAACAATCTCTGCCCACTTGCGAGCAAGGTCATAGAGGATGGGGTCGGCAAGCGAGTGCATCGTGTAGGCACGAAACTCGTCAGCGATTGCTCGCAACTTCTCAACAACATCGTGACCCAGATAGTCGTTGACCAACTCAACCAACTCTGCGACATCTTCGTATTCCAAGATGCCTGCGTCCATGCGAGAGTGAACAGTCGCAACAAAGAAAGACGCACTCATTGTGTTGGAGTGCTCTGCGAACTTTTCCTTCGCATCGTTGATTACGATGTCAATGGCGCACGCTCTCAGGAAGGGACGAGCCTTTGGCATCGCCTTCATGCCTTGCGCCTCAATGCGAGACTCTTCCAACCACATGAGTGCTGTGAACTCATTTGGCTTCAGAGCCTTCTGAGCATCAGGGATGCTCCACTCGGAATACTTTGCGTGGAAGGCTTCGTGCATGATTGCACCTGTTGCCTTCGGAAACTCATACTGCTGTGAACGCTCTCGGAGGTCGCCAACCATTTGCGGCGTAACCATCGTTCCGAAAGCGATGTCTGTGTCAACCTCAATCTCAGCAAGGGTGGGGTTGTAACAGGCAGGCGCTCCATGTCCTGCGTTCTTACCCACATACCCAACGAGGTCGTGGCGCTCACTCCAAGTGTTAGCGAGCTCGCCAATCGCCATGCCAACGCCAAGCCACTCAGGTGGCGTGTTCTCTGCACGAGTCGTGCTGTCTTTGAGATGTCCCATTGTTCGTTCCTTTCGTCGTTACCCATGTCCCTTGGGCTTGTCTCTATCATAGAGACTTTCTAGGTGATTGTCAACTAGGGAGAGTTGGGGGGAGGGACACCTATTGACCTCCCCCCACTCCCATGAGCCAAACTGAGAACAGGGAAGAACTCAGATTTTGGCTGGCTTGCACTCCTGTCCATAGACACGAGTCAAGACATCTGCGACCACAGGTCTGTCAATCTCTGGAGATGCTGCGAGCAAGTTCGAGATTGCAAACTCAGTCCCGAAACCTTCAGCGATGTCTCGGAAGGCAAGCATCTCACGCATCTGGGGAGACCATGAAGTCTCACCTGCGTTCTGCTTCTTGCTCAGGTTCTGAGACGCTGTGACAAGTGGAGTCGGCACGCCCATCTTGCGAGCGAGCGCCCAATCAGTCGTCATCTCAACCTGAAGAGTGAAGCGAGAGAGAAGTGCCTCAGAGAGACGAACTCCAGGTGCGTTGGGGTTAGTCGCGGCGACCACATAGAACTCAGGGTGCGCCTTGATAGTTCCACGCTCGGGGTTGGCTGTGATGGTCAGTTCACGACGACCATCCATGAGTCCATAGACCACAGAGAGAACCTTGGGGTCAATGAGACCAATCTCGTCAATGAAGTAAGCCTTGCCCTCTTCGGCGGCACGAACAAGGTCACCATCTATCCACTCAAACCCACCACTCGGGGTCTGAACATAGCCACCAACCATGTCAGCAACTTCGGTGTCACCTGTTCCCATCAGCGTGTAGACATCTTCGCCAAACGCAGCCTCAACGAGTGCAGTCTTTCCACACCCAGGTGCGCCATAGAGAAGTGCAAACATTGGAGAGCCAGAGGCTCCACCAAACACACTCGCTGTGAGTTCACGAGCCTTGCGAAGGGCAGGCACATCAGAGTGCTCTCCCCACTTGCGACCAAAGTAGGTCGTGCCATTGGGACGCAGGTAGGACTCTTCGCCCTCCAACATCTCAACATTTATCGCACTCATGGCGACCTTCGACTTGCGAGGCTTGCGCTCTGCGCCAGAGGCACGAGCAACATAGCGACCCTGCGAGGTCACGCTTGCAGAGAGAGTCTTTGCAGACTCTTCATTGACGACCTGAGTCACGACCTTTTCCAAAGTCGTCCAAAAGTCGGGGTGGATACCTTCGTATCGCTCTTTCATTGTTGTCATTTTTTGCTCCCTGTTTTTCGTGTTTTTACTTACGAGAAGAGTTCCTTGGGGAACCCTTCAGCATCTTTGGTCAAGTTCACTCGGTAGAGCAACTTGTTAGGTGTCTTGCCCAGACGAACATCTGTCAAGTCCTTCTTTGAGGTCTCAATGAGAAGAGGCTTGTTCGTGATTGACCAACCTCCACTAGTAATCCCATCAAAGAGTTGAGTCGCAAACGAGAGACGCTGTTCGGCAATCTCTGCAACCTGAGAGTCCTCAATCTGTCCAGAGGCTGCAATCACATCATGCACCCCATTGGAGGAGACTGACGACGAGCGCCATTGTTTCTTCGGCGCACTCGGAGTCACGACTCTGCGATAGAGAGAGCCAGCGACCTGCTTGCCCTCTTCGTTGTAACCATCAGGCGTGACGATAATCTGCATCGTCGCACCTGGCTTTCGAAACTCGGCGTACAGAGAAACTCCCTGCACATCCTTCGTTGCGTCCAGCATTTGTAGGTGTCCTTTCGTCGTTGTTACTTGCTTACAGTTTCATTGTAGAGGAGAGTTGCAGGAAAGTCAACTCCCCTCCACAACTTTTTTTCAGGAGAGGTTTCCTGCCTTCATGTCAGCGAAACGCTTCTCCCACATCTCTGCCTTCTCACGAGCGAAGTCAAGAGATGCGTTCGCCACGCTCACGATGGGGTCAGACAGAAACTCGTCAAACGAGATGCGAGCAACTTGGTGGTCTGAGTCATCATTGTCTGCAACGATGACCTCACGAGAGTCCCACTCCACAATCAGGATGTGGTCGTAGTCAGCGCCATGCTTGTCGCCACCTACATAGATGCCATACCCTGTTTCGCTTGCCCAATCGTCTTGCACAATCTGCGAGATGCAGATGCGAGTCGCATAGGAGTCGTCGCCCCAGCGAGGGCGTGCTGCCTCTAGTGCGTTGGCTAGAACCTGCTCCTGAGTGCCTCGCACCCAATGCTGGTAGATGAAGATGGTGGGGTCTCCAGACTTTGCTCTGAAGCCTGCTACTGCCCTGTCACCCATAATGGTGTCCTTTCGTCGTTTCTTCCTGCCTGGTTGGCATTGAGAACATCATACGACCTTCATGCACTCTTGTCAACTACCTGAGCAAGATTTTTTGAGATTTTTTTCGAAGCCCTAGAAATGGGTGATGGGCAGTTTTACAACTTGCCCAGGTTGGTCGCCAGGAGAAAACGACGAAGAAAACCCCTGGCGAAGATTTTTACTCTACCCCCCGTAGGGCGACAAGTCAATCCCGTATTTCTCAACGAGCTGATTCTTGATGAACTCCTGGTCCGCATCAGGCTCGTAACTTTCAGTCAACAGTCGAGCAACAGTTCCTCGGTCGTCATCCGATGTCTGGTCAATGATGTCCCAGTCGTCCGCAGTCCAAAAGGTCGTCTCCATGACGACGAGTCCATCTGCGTTTCCGTAGTTTCCATCAGAAGCGAAGTAGTGAAGGCTTCGCTCGACAGTAACGGTGGTGGGTGCGGTTTCGTTTTTACCTGCGTCTTCAGTCACGCCGTTTCTCCTTTGGTTGGTGTGCAGCAATCATACCGTGCTGCTTCGGTCTTTTTTACCACGCCGTGCGAAGTGGGGGCAAGCTCCTCGCCTGCCCCCAACCTCGCCGTTTGTCAGATTGCGTCAATCAGGTCTTCGATTGCGTCTAACTCTTCCTTGGTCATCTCTTGCCTCGGGCAGTCGGAATACCAGTTCTCCGTGTCGTCGTCCCAAACACATACACAACTGTCCTCTCGGTCAAGGTCAGCCCACGCCGTGTGTGAGTCGGGGATGTCCCATTGTTTGGTAACAGTCAACTCGCCGTCCGTGCCGTCATACTCCACGCCCCAGCCTTGCTCCTCCTCGCAGTAGAACGAGAACGAAAGGTCAGGATGCTGTTCGACCATTGCTCGGAAGGCTCCCTCGGCAGGTGACCACGCCGTGTCAAACCGATACTGAAGGAACTCAGGCTCGTCTTGCTCAAGGTCGGCATCCGCTTCCCACTTGGTTCCCCAGTTGGTGACATTCCAGTCATACCAACCTTGACCAGAGAACTTCAGGTCGTGGGCGAGCCGTTCCTCGGATGACCACGACTCGTAGCCCTCAGGCTTCGTGCCGTGTGCGTCACCGAAGTAAGCCTGCTTGTTCTCGGGCTGGACGAAGTTCCAGAACAAAAGGTCGCCCTCTCGTTGCTGTTCCTTCACCTCCTTGGTCTGCCAGTCCTCGTAGTAGGTGTTGTATGGCTGTCGAGCCTTCTCACGGAACTCAGCAATCTTGTCCGCAGCGCCGTGAACGCTTGCTGTGGTGAATACCCAGTTTGGCATTAGATGCTCCAAGCCCCGAAGTCGAGGTCGCTCGCCTCGCGGCGTGCATCCATCCATGCAGTCTCACCATAGAAGTAACGCTTCTTATTGGTCTGCTTGTCCTTGAGCATCCAGTAGTCCTGATAGAACTCTGATGTCCCTGTCGAGACTGTCACGAGGTCGCTGTCGTAGACAACTTCCCACTCCTTGACAGTCGTAACACTTGGCTTTGCCATTGTGTGTCCTTTCGTCGTTTGAGTCACTAGGGGTTCCTAGCAAGTTCTATGATACAAAAGGTGCAGGGAGATGTCAACCCAGTTCTATTACATTTTTGTAACGAAGAAACCAGCTGGCTCGACGAGCTCTAACAAGCCAACAACTTTTTACTCATCCGCCTCAAGGTCGCGGCGAATCGCATTTCGTTCTTGGTCGGACCTGCTTCGGTCACGATTAGTGCGGCGGTCTTCGAATGTTGCTGCGCGGTTGTAGACAGACAAGTTGTCTATGGGAATACCACGGGTCAACCGCTTGATGCGGTCCCGTTCTTTTTTACGCTCTTGTCCGTTCATGCTGTCTATCATACCTCACTGACATTTTTACCAACTCGCTCGACATCGCGGCACAAAAGGAAAAGCCCCCGCCGTCCTGGCGAGGGCTCATCCGTGAAGTTGTTCTGTTGTTGCTAGGCGTCTAGCTGGTCGGGCAGTCTTCGTAAACCGACGGGCCGTCTTCGCAAGTGCAGAAGTTGAACAGTTCCACCTGCGTCTTGTGAGTGAGTTCCATTACCTCGCCCCACGACATAACAATGTCCTCGCCGTCCTTGACTAGCCGTTGTCCGAAGCCCGTGCCGAGCTGGCCCGTGCCGTTGTCTTCGAAACAACTCTCGCACATATAGGCCCACGGGCCCATCTTCGTCCGTGCGTCGTATCCCGCCGTCTTGCCACAGAAGTCGCAAGCGGGCAGTGTTTCCATCTTGACTATCGTGCTCACGCCGTTTTCCTTTCCTTGATGATGCGGTATCGCGTGCCGCTCCACGACAACGCCGCCATGACGTAATCGCGGGCCTCACGCTCAGTTGCAAATTCGTAGGGGAGAACCCCCTGCGGTGTCTCTATCTTGAAAACCATCTCGGTGTCCTTTCGTCGTTTGGATGGTAGGACCATCATAACACCTACCTGCACAACTTGTCAACACCAATTCCAAAATTTCTTTTGGGAAGTTTCAAAAACGCTCCGACTACCTCGCGTCACGGCCCGCGCCGCGAGGCTACCAGGCGTGTCAAGTTCGTGTCAACTTTTTGTTGTAGGCCAAATGTACTCAAGCTCGGGGCCCACGCCAGGGAACAGCGGAATGTAAAACTCAGGGAACTTGCGAACCAGGTTTGATTGATGGCTACGGTGAAACGCGGTGTCACCCATCCAGGGCGGCATCACCAGATTTTTACCGTGTTCAACCCAGAGCTGCTCCAGGCGGTCCAACATCGTGTCTTTATATCCACGTTGAATCCACTCGCGGCATATCACAACACCGTAGTAAGCGAGCGCGGACTCGTACCCACGCCACATCACAGCGGCTGGGTGGTTAACCCACCCTTTGGTCTCGCCGTTGATGGCGCGTAGTAGCTGGTACGTCTCTACCCGTTGTTTCCCGAGCCGTCGATAATCAAGTACCTCGGCGCTCGCCGTGAAGTCTGGATACGGTAAAAAGGTCTGCATATTGTCCTCCGTCTTTTTGTCAGGCCGTTTTATAGAACGCTAACCGTTCCAGGCCGTCAAGTCAAGACCCCGTTATTGGGAAGTTGCGAGCGGCGGAGCAGCTCCAGGCCGCTTCTCCAAGAAGTTATATTGATTTCTCCCTGGATTTCGCGGGCCGCTTGCCAAAATTTTTACCTACCGTGCCCGAGCCGTCACGCAGCTGCTGGCGGGCCAGCTTAAGTTGTAAAAAGTTATTCCGATGTTGAGCAAATTACACGGCTTGAATTCACTGGGCTGTTTTATAGAACATCACAATTTAACGAAGTCGCATCGGGCGGGCCGTTGAGCTCAAACGCGGGCCCGCCATCCGCAAAGTTGTTTTGATGTCTTAATTGAAAAATGCAGCTGCAAACACGATTAGCGTTTTACCAGGGGTTTTACCCCAGAATCTGACGGGCCGTCATATACCGACATTCAAATAACCAGGTGCAACACCACCGTTGAGGTGCAACACCTGCTGGTACCAGGCCGTTCAGACTTAGAACTAAGTCTGTCCGTTTGGTTCTATGATGGACAGCTTAAGTTACCCGTCAGTAACTAAAGTTGTTCCGTTCTGCTGCAGGTTTTCCGCAGCTGGCGAGCCGCTCTCCGTTAAACACAAATTAACCACTATTGTAAAAACATGGAAGAAATAGTTCTCGCTCACCAGGTGGGCGGTGACCCGTTTGGGGTTCACGAGTTGTTTGTACTCGCCGCTACAGCTGGAGCTGGCGGTTTGCTGGCGATTCGCATTTTTGCTCACCGTTGGTGGCGGATGTTAAAGCTCGCCTGGTTAAGAGCACGCCGACTTATTCGGAAGTTATATACCGACGGAACTACCTGGCGTCATCACCATTAGTCGAGCGGTTCGAGGAAATGCGCTGAGATATACCCAATCCACAGGTAAACAAGTGCTTTTCCCTGCGGTTTCGAGCCGACCGTTCGAAGGATGCGGGTGATTGTTGGGACTCGCCTGGTTGTCAACGCAACTATCTCGTAGGCGCATCCGACCAGAAGTACCGCGTTGAGGGCTTTCTGGACTCGGCTTTCCATTATTTCGACTTAACTACAGAAATCTGACCCGTGGGTGTTCCACAATGTGGGCAGGCTGGGTGACCAGCTTCCTGGTACACCGTTTCGCACCAGAAGCAGTCAGTCTCGCCGTTCTCGTTACTCATGGTTTTATTCTACCCTTTTTTACCTAAATAATGAAATCGTCTGGGTCCACGCCGTCAAACGGTTTTGGCTCTTTGGTGCAGTCGCCTTCTTTAAGTCCCATTGACAAGCCGTTAACTACTCACTACGCTGAGTATCAGCGTTGTGAGTTGTTAACTTGTCGAGAAGCCAAGCCGCTTCATTCGCCCTAGCCGTTACACGGATGTGCTCATCGCGGGTACGCGACAACGGAATATCTTCCTTGAGGCGGGCCGCTAGCTGCTCAGCCAGTTCCATAATCTCAGACATCGAATTCATCCTCATCAAAGCCTTCCGTTTGTATGGCGGCGTCTTCATCATCCTCGCCGTTAGGTAAAAATTTTGGGGGAGCTGCTTCCTCGACCTCGGAGTTATTCGGTTCTTCTGAATTTGGAACGTCCGCTCCAGTTTCCTCGGAATCAGCAACAACCTCGGCGTCCTGGATTTCTGGCTCATCCGTCGCAATAACTTCAATAACTCGTTGAGCTCCAGCTGCTAGACGCGCTAGCCGTTCCTGAACAATTTGGGCAGGTGAGCGGCTGTCCGTCACCTCAACGTCCAGGCCGATGTCCATGCCGCCTCGAACACCAGCACGGTCAAGGATTTCCGAAGAAGCCTTGAGGCGAACGGGTTCAGAGATAGCGGATTCCATCAGTTCCTCAAGAACATCAACCGCGTAAGGTGCAGATTGCATTAACTTCCTGCGGGCCCGTTCAACGTCCTCGCCTGGTTTCCGTTGGCTGCGGAGGTGGATTCGGCACAGGCCGTCATCCTTGATTCGTCCAGAAGACCACAACATGCATCGGATGCCGTCACTTTTTACCGTTCGACAGCGGTGGGGCAGGGCTAGAGGTGCCCGCCGTGCATTGGACGGGCCACCATTTTCCTGCTCTTTTAGATAAGCTCGGGTTGAGTTCACCACCCACGGTGGGGTGATACGGCAAGCCGTATCGTCAACCAGCAAGTCGAGGCCCGTCAAGTACTCAGAGTTTTTGTCATCTGGGTCTACCAGGAGCGGCTTCTTCTCGTTGAGCGCAAGGATTCGGCGCTCGCGATTTTGTTCTTGGGAGCGGGCCGATATGAGACCCGTTGGCTTTCCCTGTGCGTCGTAGACCGCATCCCAGTTGAGTTTGGCTTGCCGCAGGATTTGGCGGTTCTCGTAGGAGTCCTCAACCACGCCCCGTTCGTGCTCTTGCAAGCCGAGGGCGGCAAGGTCGGGCCGCATGTCAAGGGGGGTCTCAAGAAGCGGTTCGTTGGACTCTTCTTCTTTGGGCTCGTTGAAGGGGACTAAATCAGCCAAAATTTTTACCTACCCGTCGGACTTGGGGCGAGCAAGCCGAAGTTGTTGATACTCGCGCCGCTTGTCGAGCAGGTTTTTGTTCAGCTCCGCCTTCTCAGACTTTGAAGAATAATTCTTATGTTTGAGCTCTAGAAGCAGCCCGTCAATCTCGGCGCGGAGGTTTTTCTCCAGTTTGATGTGGGCGTCACGCTCTGCGCTCATGTTGTTCCGTTCTGTAGAAGGCGTGGCGGGGGCCCAGGGGAAATCTATTAGGGGGCAGATACCTGGGCCCCGCGCCACAAACCGTGGGCTACTTCTTGGTTGAAGTTGCCTTCTTTGCGACGGCCTTCTTAGGGGCGGCTGGAACCTCTACCTCAACCACAACCGTGTCGGGGTGAGTGGACTCATCCACGAGGGATGGGCCAGGGTTAGCGCCAAAGTTTGCAGATGCAAGCGATGTCACGATTGAGAGAACCCCAGCAAAGGCTGCGGCTGAGAGGGACATACCCCACTCAAACTCGTGAATACCCACCATCTCGGTGCCCATGAGGGCTACGAGGGTTTGGGCGAAAGTCTTGATGGCTCGCTCTGCTGCGGCTACCCAGAATTTGTTATCGAACATGTGTACTCCGTCTCCTTACAAGGTCGTGGATTTTTACCCACCTTGTCAGGATACGCCGTCGCCGTCGGACGAATTTTTGCGTGAGGAGAGAGACAAACACGCCCTCCTTGTATAAACAACGCCCCACAAGTCCCCACTTTTCCCCATAAAACAAGGGTTTCGTGATAAGTGTCAGGGTTGTACGGCAGACCCAAAAAGTGAACAGAAAAAGTGATTCTGAATTGGTAGTCCCAACGGGGTTTGAACCCGTGTTACCTGCGTGAGAGGCAGGCGTCCTAGGCCACTAGACGATGGGACCGAGAACTACTTGGTTGCTTTTTCGAGTCGCTTCAACACCCTGCTCATCAATCTGACGATGGGGCTCTCGGTGTGTCGAAGGTGCTCGGGGTATTCCTTGCGACGGTGATACCCGCCCATGCGGATGACCAAGGCAAGGGCAGAAGCCTCTTCCTTCGTCAGTTCAATCTGAACAATGTCGTCACGGTTTCGGTTTGTTCGCATCTTCATCCATCCAATCTCTATCAATAGCGTTGTCGTTGTTAACTAGGTACTCAGCAAGTTTGTCTAGCACCCCTAGACAGTTTGGGCCAGTCACTTCAAGATAGACCGCTTCGCTGTGAGAATCTTTGTAAGTAAGTTCCCCCTCCCAATGAGAAAACTCACCGACGAAGTAGACCTTCCTCACCGTCAGGTTGATTCGTTCCGAGGCATCAAAAGGTGAGTTAGGTATTTCTTCCTGCACTTCTGGCTCCCGTCTCCACGACCTATACGAACGAACATACACCGCCATGTAGGCCAAGGCAGCAAAGATGAACCCGTATTGTTCTGTGACTAAGGCATAACCAATCCAAAGACACTCGTTGATGAACAGGACAACCCAACCCCAGATGGTCTTACGACCAACAAAGTAAATTCCAGAGACTCCAACCACGGCAAGAAGCCATGACCAGAGTTGGTCACTCACGAGAATCTGGAGTGTCGTCTGTCTCCAAAATCGGAAGTCTGTTTAGTTCCGACTCTCCCGTCACAACATCAATCGCACGACGGACTCCCAGAGAGTAGAAACTCTCGTTGAGGTCACCCATGGTGTTTTCCCAATCTTTGGCAAGTTGTTTGAGTTCATCAGTTGCTTGCTCAGACCAGGAGTTGATGGCCTTCTCCACTCGTTCAAAAACTTTTATCATCTGGTCAGGGTTGATTTCTCCAACCGAAACCAAATAACTCAGGTCACTACGAATCTGATTCTTTAGTGCCTTCATCGAATTTCCTCCAAACAGTTATTGCAGAGCATGGCGTTCAGAGGTGTTGCCTCATACGCAACTCTGTTCGTCTTGGTAATCGGAACAGGGACAATCGGTCCTTCTCCTGTGTCACATCGGTCGCACTTGGGTTGCTCAATCCACTTGGCATCTTTTCCACTCATAGCCAAAGCGGTCATCCCACGGACCAATGCGTGTTCGTTCTTGGGGCCAGAAGTTCCACGCAGGAACAACCTGGTGTCCTCAACCTCAAGAACTGGTCTCACGTTATTGCATGGACAGTGCATCCTTGATGGGTTGCACTCCATCAGTCCCGAATAAGCGTCTGTTTTATGTCTAGCCACAGCGTGACCACAAATGCAGACTCGGTTATCCCGAGTAACCTTTTTGGTCTTTGACTGTTCAATCGCAATCGCTTCCGTAGGGTCAATCCCCATGGCAGCGAGTGCATCGTTAGCGGATGTCATTATCTCCTCCGTCTCTCATAAAGTTGCGATTCACGATGTCAGAGAAGTCCATCTCTGTTTCGACCTTCGCAATGATTCCCTTCATCAGTCCCCTGATTTCGGCGTTTCGCTTCCTCATGTTCATAAAATTCACGAACACCACAGAAGCCATGATTGAGACGAAGTTCGCCGCAATCACAAGTAGAAGTTGCCACCAAATCATTCAGTCCCTCTTTCGCTCAGGGCATCTACTGGACAGCACGCAGTAACCAAAGTTCCGCAGGAAAAGCACGAAGCTTCAGTTCCCCACGCAGCAATCTCGTAGGTAACAGGGTCAAACATCACGGGCACGTTCAACCACGACGACCCACAACTTGGGCACATCGCAGTAGGTATACCTGTCGCGTCTAACTTCGTCATTCGTCTCTCTCCTTCGTCGTGCAAGTTCACCATACCACCTTCCCTCAAAACTTTGCAAACTAAAAATCAAAAACCTAAAACCTTTTTTAGGACCCTCCCAGGATACCACCTGGCGACTATACTTAACTATAAACTATAAACCATTTATAATTCTGAAATACTCAACCTTTTTTTACTACAGCGCACACGCACACACATGCGCGTATAGGAAAATAAGTTACATATTTAAATATACAAGATGGTTATATAGTTTTACTAAC